ATGGCAAGGCTCACAAAGCGGCTGATCGACACCCTCCAACCGCAGGACAGGGACTACTTCGAATGGGACGATGATCTGCCTGGCTTCGGCGTCAGGGTGTGGCCGACCGGCAAGAAGGTCTATGTGGCGCAGTACCGGGCTGGCTCCCGCCTCCGGCGCATGAAGATCGGAGCGCACGGCCCCCTGACGGTTGAAGAGGCCCGGAAGGAGGCCCGAGCCATTCTGGGGCAGGTAGCCCGTGGTGAAGATCCACAGGAGGAGCGCCAGACCCTTCGCAAGTCCCTCACCATCGCCCAGCTCTGCGACAACTACCTGAAGGCTGCCGAGAAGGGGCACATCATGGGCAAGCGGCGGCAGCCCAAGAAGGCCTCCACTCTCTACAGCGACCGGGGCCGAATCGAACGGCACATCAAGCCCCTGCTGGGCAAGAAGCTGGTGCGCGATCTGACACAGGCCGACATCAACCGGTTCATTCGTGACGTGGCGGCGGGCAAGACGGCCGCTGTAGTGGTCACAGAGCGCAAGGGCGGCAAGGCCGTGGTGGAAGGAGGGACAGGCACTGCCTCACGCACTGCCGGGCTTCTGGGCGGCATCCTCAGCTTCGCTGTGTCGGAAGGCATCATCCCCTTCAACCCGGCAACCGGCGTCAAGCGGCCGGCCGACAATCGGCGGCAGCGCCGCCTGAGTGCCGAGGAGTACCGGGCGTTGGGCGAGGCGCTGGCGGCGGCGGACGCCGACCGGGAGACCGAACAGGGACTGCACGCCATCTGGCTTCTGGCCCTCACCGGCTGCCGCCTGGGCGAAGTCCTGAACCTCAAGTGGGCGGAGGTGGACAAGGAAGGCGGCTGCTTCCGTCTGCAAGACACCAAGGAGGGGGCATCAGTCCGCCCGGTGGGCAAGGCCGCCTTCGACCTGATCGAGCAGATCACGCCCAAGGAAGGCAATCCGTTCGTTCTGACCGCCATCAGGGGAGAGGGAGCCTTCAGGGGCATGGCCCGCGCCTGGAAGCGCATCATGGACCGGGCCAAGCTGGAAGGGGTGACAGCACACACGCTACGCCATTCCTTCGCCAGCGTGGCGGCGGACCTCGGACTGACCGAAACAGTGGTGGCAGCGCTGCTGGGGCACTCAGCGGGTTCGGTCACGTCCCGCTATGTCCACCACCTCGACAGCGTGCTGATCGGTGCGGCGGACAAGGTGGCGAGAACCATTCACAGCATGATGACCGGGGCAGAAGCGAAGGTGATACCCCTGCCCCGGCGGGCGCAGGAGGGGTGAAATCTCTCACGCGAACTGCTGTTTATGTTGGGTAACATGGGTAACAAGGGTAACAGCGTTGAAATTACACGGGTTTTCCTGTTACCCTTATATTATATATATGGGTAACAAGGGTAACAAAACAAAAAGGGGCAACCCTTGCGGCTGCCTAAATAGCCACCCCAACTTCACCATAAGTATTTGATTTATCATGGGTTTTAGCACACCGCCCATGCGCTTCTGACGTCGGCAATACCGACGGCAGCTTGTTACCCTCAGCGGTGGCGGTGGGGGTTTCAGCGCTCCGTTTTGCCGATGGCGTCTGCAATACAGACGGCAGACCAATACCCTCGGCAATGTTGAGGGTATCTGCCGAAGCCCCCGCAGCCCTGCACCCATGCCCTCACCAATGGGGGGGGCTTCGGTGAGCCTCGGGCAAAAAGAAAGGGCGTCCTTATTGTGGACACCCTTCGCCTGTTGGGATGAGACGAGGCAGTGCAACATCGTCAACTGAAAGTTGACTCTCCCCGCAAGTGTTGTAAATTTCGCAACAGAAATACGGTTTGAGAGGTGGAACCGCTACCCATGCACTTCGACGGCTTAGGCCGCTGGAGTAGAGGCTTCGAGCCAAGAGATCGCGCTTTGCAACGCGCTCAAACCATACAAGGGAGGGCTTAGGCTCTCCCTTTTTTCGTTACAGGACACGATGAAGGCGTCTAGCCGCCCGCCGCTTGTCCACTGTCACCTGACTGATGGTGTAAGCGGACTTGACACTGTACCCATCCTCCTTGTTCCGCTCGAATCCGATAGCCACCAGACCGTAGGGGTTCGGTGCCTCTTCAGGCAACCGACGCACAACATAGAAGTTGTCGGCGTGTTTGGGATCCTGCCCGACGTACAAAGGCCCGGTCACGATGTCCGCGATTGCGGCTATGATGTGCGGGTAATCGTCGGGGTGGTCTTCGGCGATGTGTCTGTGACAGGCGGGGCTGACCGAAACGACGCCCGGCGCTAAATCAACACCCAATGCCTGGTTGATCTTGTCCACTGGCAGCGGCCCGACAACGAAGGCCGGGTATTTGCGCTTCGCTGCTACGGGGCGGCGAGGCGCAACCGGGCGAGGACTGCTCATTTTTGCTCGCGCTTGCTGGCCTCAAGACCAAGGTCGATCAGGCGGCGGATGGCTTCGGCTTCAGTTTTGATGCGGTTGTCGAAGCGATAGGCCTCAATCTCGCGCACCTTCTCGTGCGAGAGCGAGACGAGCTTGCGGGTGGTAGTTTCGCGGTTGATGGCCATAAAAGTGATATAACCGACAACGGTGTTGACGGCAAGTGTTGCTAGTGATATCACCTGAGCAAGCCGAGGGGGAGCGGCAACTCCCCACCCGGCTCTAACCACAATCGACCTTGGTAGGAGGTGCGATCATGGCTGAGCCATGCCTTAACACATCTCGCCGGGAAATTCTCGGCTTTCCAACATCTTTGACGCCCGCTTCTGATGCGCATTCCAGCAACCGCTCTGCTTGGGCGGCGGCGGTGGCAGCGTATGAAGCGCACCAAGCCGAGCTGGAAGCCGCGACTATTCGCGATGATGAAGCCACGACCGCTTACCGTAAAGATCTGCCGCCGCGGCCACCGCTAGAGGTGCACCTGATTGTGCAGCGCGCCAATGGCTCGAAGGTCACACTTCCCTTCGCCTTCGGCAGCGAACATGAATTGCGCGGCCCGTGCCTGTATGAAGGCACAGTCCTGGAGAAGTACTACGCCGAGGCCCGGAGGCGGCTCACCCCTCTGTGGGACGAGTGGCACCAGCAGGAAGATGCACTCCGGAAAAAGCATCGCTGCAATGAAGCTGAAGCCGCCCTCAAGGTAGCAGCGGCCCGCGCCGACATGGCCCGCCATCTGCTGATGGAAATGCCAGCACCGGACCTTCAGGCCGTTCTCTACAAGCTGCGCGTGCTGTGGCACGGCGATTACATGGGAATCGGCAGCAGCGACGAAAAACGGTGCGTTGTGAGAGATCTGGCCCGCCTCAGCACTGCGATCGACTGGACCGGAGGGAGGGCGTAATGGACAGGCAACACCCACCCATGAACCGGCGTTCTATGCTCGGGCTTCTTGCTGCCACCGCTGTTGCTGGCGTGCCTACGTCCGCTTTGTCGGCGGTTGACCGATCGGCTTGGGAGGAGGCTGTAAGGGATCATGCTACTGCCGAGGCCACTGCTACATTGGTAGGCCAGCAGGCAGATGCGGCGTTCGGTGCATTCGTCGCGGAGAGCCCCGAGAAGCCCCCCTTGCTTCACCATGTGCCCATCACGCGCCATGATGGTACCACGATGCTCTTTCCCTGCGAGTTCATCTCGGAGAAAGAACTGCGTGGCAAATGCAGCTTCGATGGAACCGGCCTGGGTTCCGCCTTCGATGAGGCCCGCAAGGTGCTGATCCCCCAATGGGATGCCTGGCACGCCAAGCGGGACGAACTCAAACGTAAACACCGGGTCACCGAACTGGAACGTGAGGCCGACGCCGCCTGGGAAAAGGCGTATGCGGCAGAAGCCCGGCTCATGAGCACCCCGGCCCCTGATCTCGCCGCCGTTCTGCACAAGCTCACGATGGTTTGGGGCGAGAATGGGAAATGCGACCGAGGCGATGAGGAAGACAAGCTCGCCATCCTCGCGGACCTGCGGCGACTGGCCAAGGCAACGCATTGAGAGGGCTGCACCGGGAAGGGGTGCCAATTCAACTGACACCCCAGCCTGTTATTCGGCCAGTAGGAGCAGGCAAGTAAATCAGGGCTATGGCTGGCTTGCAAAAAAGCGTGGCGCACACAACGCCCTATTGACACACCACCAAGCGTGGTGGATAACACGGTTATGAGCAACGCAATCCGCATTCCTGAATTCCGCAACGCCACCTTCCTCCCAATGGAGGTTGAGGCGATCACCAACATTAAGCCCGCGACCATTCGCGATTGGCGGAGACGCGGCTTCATTCGACGCCCCGATGGTGAAGGGTGGCAGCGCTTTGATCTTGTTGAGCTGGCTGAGCTTCTGGTCCTGCGCACCCTGTCCGATCAAGGCATTGGTCCCCAGCGAGTAGGTGCTTGGCTTCCAGCGATTGGGGGACGGGTAGCCAATCATGCACTTGCCAGCGAGACCGCATGGGCAGCCCCTGATGATTACAGGGTATGGCACGATAAATGCTACGACGCACATGTGTTCCAGCGGTTCGCTGTCATCCTGCCCGCCACAAAAAGTGGCCCCCGCCTCGTGGACAAACTGGATGAACTCTACCTGCGGCTCGATGCGGACGCTTCTGCCATCGCTATTGTCCTGGACTTGGCGGCGTTGGGCCTCAACTTGAGGGCGCGCGCAAAGAAGCCTCTTGCTGAGATCGAGTGGCAGGAGTGTTGGGAAGTTTAACCGCCCCCATCCTCCGTTGAGGCTGACGCGGCGCGGCCAATAACGAAAAGCCTTCCTCCCTGGGGGCGGTCTCGAAAGAGCGAAGGTCATAAGGGTCAAGGAAGGCAACGCCGCAACAAATTCGTGGGGGACGCGACATGAAGAGCAAGACGGGACGCGCATCGGGATAACCGGGAACCCACTGCTCCTTAGGTAGGAGACCAAAATGTCTGAGATCGCAAAACCTGCTTCGGCGGGAACGGCTGAACTTTGCCTGCCGCCACACCTTCGGAAGCCCCGCCTCCGTCGCTGGGAGGCTTCCGAATATCTCTGCCTGGCCCATGGCATTGAGGTGGCCCCTGCCACTCTGGCCAAGTGGGCATCGGTGGGCGGTGGCCCGGCCTTTCAGAAGGTGAACCGCACTCCCCTCTATCCGAAGACGGAGCTGGACAGCTGGGCAGCAGACAAGCTCGGCATCCCCATTCGCAGCACCTCGGAGGCGCGGGCATGAACCAGACCCGCTCCCAAGTGACCAAGATGCAGGCTGAGCTGGCGGCATGGGAGCAGTACCGCGCCGCCGCCCTTGCCATGAGGGATCGCCCCACTCCTGCCAATGAGCGCGCCGCTGCCTTGTATCGGTTGCGCTACCTGACGGAAGCAATGAAGGACGCATGATGACCGCGTACGGCGTGCAAGCGACCCAGTGCGCGACTGCACTCCACAACATCGAGGCCGAACAAGCTCTGCTGGGCGCGCTCATGCAGGACAATCGGTTGCTGGATGAGGTCAGCCTTCTGCTCAAGCCGGAGGACTTCTTTGAACCTCTCCACGGCCGCCTGTTTGAAGACATGCTGCAACGGCGCGACAACGGAGAGCAGATCAATCCGCCTCTCCTGAAGCCCGCTTGGGGCACCGACCCGGCGCTGACGCAACTTGGGGGCATTCAGTACCTGGTCACCCTGTCCTGCAACACCGCAGCACTGTTCGGTGCCCGGGACTTCGCCAAGCAGATTGCAGATCTGGCAGGGCGGCGGCGGCTCCGTGAGCAGCTTGAGCAGGCAATTCGGCGGCTCGACAGCGGCACGGCGGAGAGCGCCGCCAAGGTGTCCAGCGAGATCGAGGCGGTCCTGGTGGAGGCTCAGACCCCCAGTAGCCCGGCTGCCGTCACTGTGAGCGCCGCGGACTCGGTTGACGCTGTTATCAACGAAATCCTTGAAGTGAAGCAGAACGGGACGCCCCCGGGCATTGTGCTTATAGACCTGCCCGAGTGGACCGAACTGCTCGGGCCCATGCGCCCAACGGAATTCACCCTACTCGCCGGCCGCCCCGGCATGGGCAAAACTGGCATGGCCATCAAGGTTGCCACCTCAGCCGCGAAGCAGGGCCACGGCGTGGTCTATTTCAGCCACGAGATGCAGCACACGGAACTGATGATGCGTGCTGTCGCTGACCTCATGTTCCGCGACAGCCCAGACGACATTCCGTTCCGCGCTATCCAGCGGGCCGAACTGTCCACGGCGCAAATCGAGCGCATCGCTCGCCTGCGCGACCTGATGGAAAGCTGGCCCCTCATCATCCACGATGAAGCTGGCATGACCATGCGCGAGATTCAGGCCGCCTGCCGCCGGCATGCGCGCCGCTTGGCCAAGCAGGGCAAGAGCCTCGACCTCGTTATCATCGACCACCTTCAGCTTGTCAGGGCCGAGAGCAAGCGGGGAACTGGCTATGAGAGCATGACCGAGGTGAGCCGCGCCACCAAGACCCTCGCCAAAAACATCCGCGCTCATGTGCTGGCATTGTCGCAGATGTCCCGGAAGGTGGAGGAGCGCGAGGACAAGCGGCCGCAACTGGCCGACCTCAGGGACTCGGGCGCGCTGGAAGAGGATGCCAACAACGTCGTCATGCTCTACCGCGAGGAATACTACGTGAACAAGGAAGCCGTCACCAATGACGGTGACCTGATCGAGAAGCAGCAGCGGCTGGCTGAATGCCAGAACCTCCTCGAAATCTACGCCCGCAAGGTCAGGAACGGCGGCGAAGGCACGCGCACCATCAACTTCTTCACCAAGTACCAAGCCATTCGCTCGGCAGACCATAGGAGCGCAATGTGAGCATTAAGCTGATGAACCTTGTCTGGGCAGCAGACATTCCGCTGAGCAGAAAATCTGTGCTTCTTGCGTTGGCAGATCAGGCCAATGACGAAGGCTATTGCTGGCCGTCTAGAACCACGTTGGCGTGGAAACTCGGGAGCACAGACCGTTTTGTCCGCAAGGCGCTGGCCGACTTGGAAAGTGAGGGCCTCGCACGGCGCGAAGAGCGTCCTGGGCGCAGCAATGTATACATCATCAACACTGACAAGCTGCGTGAAATTCAGCGAAAACAGCCTCCTGCCTGCTCCGCAGAGCGCCTTAAAACTAGGGGGGAACAATGTTCCCGGGTAGTGAGCAAAGGGGGGAACAGTATTCCCGTAGGGGGGAATAGCGTTCCCGGGAGGGAGGAACAGTGTTCCCCCATAACCATCAATGAACCCACAAAAGAACCCAAACATACCCGTTCACCCTCTGCTGAGCCTGACCCTGCGATTGCGGAGGTGTGTTCGAAGCTGAAGATCATCGACCCGGGACGTCTCATGGAGGCTGAGGCGATGGTGGAGGCATGGCTTGGGCAAGGGGTGCCGAAGGCCAAGCTGATCACCTTGGCTGCCCAGGCATCGGTGAAGCGGCATCCGCTCGGATACCTCAAGTCGTTGGTCGACCCGGTTCTGGCGGAGGTTGTTGCCAAGCGTGAGAAGCAGGCCAGGGCGGCGGCGGACACGGCTGAGGAAAACTGGCCGCTTCGCTTGGAGATGTACGATATGACTGGCCAGTGGAACGCTCACGCCTGGGGCCCCATGCCGGGCATCAAAGGGTGCCGCGTGCCGCCTGAACTGTTGGCCCGCCATAGGGCCGAACGCCAAACCGGAAACAGTGCCGCATGAACGGGAGAAACTCAAAACTGAAAGAAGGCCAAATTCCCTAGTCGATCAACGTCACTCCTGCCCCCGAAAATAACAGAAAATCTAACATCGCATCTTGGCCAGTTTTCACTTGGGCGACAGGCAACAATTGCAAATCTAGTTCACAGCAATTGCTTGTGAACAAAGATGATCGATCGGCTCAAGAGACTTCTTCGACTGGAAGGCAAGGGAACGCTGGCCCATCCCTCTTCCGGACTTCTCGCCCTGTTTGGTGCAAGCCCGGCTGTCTCCGGTGTCCAGGTGACGCCAGAGACGGCCATGCGCTGTCCGGCGGTCTATGCGGCCGTGAAGGTCATCTCCGAATCCGTCGCCCAGTTACCGCTGCACCTGTTCCAGCGCCTCCCCGGCGGCGGCAAGGAGCGGGCCACCAACCATCCGCTGGAAGAGCTGCTGAGCGGACAGGCTAACGACTGGACCTCAGCCTTCGAGTTCAGGCTGTACCTGCAAACGGCCCTCTGCCTGCACGGCAACGCCTATGCCTACATCAACCGGGTTGATGGTCGCATTGCCGAGCTCATCCCGCTGCCGTCTTCCAGCGTGACCGTTGAGATCGACACGGCAACGCTCGAACCCTTTTACCGTGTGACGGCGGCGGACGGCAGCCAGCGCGTCTATGACCGCACCGAGATCTTCCACCTGAGAACGCTCGGCACCACTCCGCATGTTGGCATGTCTCCCATCATGCAGGCCAAGGAAGCGATCGGGCTGGCCCTTGTCATGGAGGAGTACGGAGCGCGGCTGTTCGGCTCCGGTGCGCGGCCTAGCGGCGTGTTCAAATATGCCAAGACCCTGGGTCCGGAGGCGCTTCGCCGCCTCAAGGACAGTTTCAACGCCGCTCACTCCGGTGGAGCCAATGCTGGCAAGACGCTCATCCTCGAAGACGGCATGGACTTCCAGCCGCTTCAGTTCAACTCGGTGGACCTGCAATTCCTGGAACTGCGCCGCTATCAGCTGGCGGAGATTGCTCGCGTCTTCCGCATCCCCCTTCACCTGCTTCAGGAGCTTGAGCGCACCACCCACAACAACGCCGAGCACATGGGGCAGCAGTTCCTCTCCCTGACCCTGCTGCCGTGGCTCAAGTGCTGGGAAGGCGCAATCCGGCGCTCTCTCCTGACGCCGGAAGAGCGCAACGAATACTACGCGGAGTTTCTGACGGACGATCTGGCCCGCGCTGATCTGGCCGCCCGGTTTGATGCCTACGCGAAGGCTGTCACCAACGGCCTGCTGTCTCCGAACGAAGTGCGCGCCGCCGAGAACCGGCCGCCCTATGCCGGCGGAGATCAATTCCGCCTCCCGATGAACACCGAAGACGCCAGCAAGCCGGAGGCGCGCAATGGATCGCTTTGACCTCGAAGTGAAGCTGTCAGCCAGCGAAGCCGGTGTCCTGACGGGCTACGCTTCCCTGTTCAACGACGAGCCGGACAGCTACGGCGACGTGATTGCCAAAGGGGCCTTCACGCGAAGCCTCGCCCAGCACAAGGCGGCAGGCACCGTGCCCCTGATGCTGTGGCACCATGACCTGTCAGAGCCCATCGGCGTCTGGCTGGACGTGCGCGAGGACGGCGCGGGCCTTGCTGTAACCGGCCGCCTCATTCTCGAAACCCGCCGAGGGCAAGAAGCCTACGCACTGCTGAAGGCTGGCGCGCTGAACGGCCTGTCCATCGGCTACCGCACGCGAGCTTCAGAGCCCCGCCCCGGCGGCGGCCGCATCCTGAAGGACGTGGACCTCTTCGAAATCTCTCTTGTGACAATCCCCGCCGCCTCTCGGGCGCGGATTACTGGTGTGAAGAACGCCGCGATGGGCGCGGCGCATGGAGGTAATGGCAATATGGACAAGAAGCAGAAGGACGACGCGCCCACCACGGGCGAAACCGACATCGAAGCGCGCGTGACGGCCATCGAGGAGAGCGTGACAGGCATCGACACTCGCCTGAAGGCGGTGGAGGCCAGCATCTCGGACGTGGCCAAATCCGCTTCGCGCATCGAGCAGAAGCTGAACCGTCCCGGCGGCATTGCGCATGAGGTGAAGGCAGCTCCGGGCGAGCTTGAAGGCAAGGCGTTCGGCTCGTTCCTGCGCCACGGCATCGAGCGGATGGACCCGCTGGAAGCCAAGGCTCTGACCGTCGCCACGGACACGGCCGGGGGCTACCTCGTCCCTGACCAGTTCCACAAGGAGCTGATCAAGAACCTGGTGCTGTTCAGCCCCATGCGCCAGCTCGCCCGCATCAGCCAGGCATCGAGCACTTCAATCCTGCTGCCGAAGCGCACCGGCACGCTGACGGCCAAGTGGGAAGGCGAGACGGACGACCGCGACGGCACCCAGCCCAGCTACGGCCAGCAGACCCTGACCGTTTACGAGCTGGCCTGCTACGTGGACGTGTCCAACCAGCTACTGGAAGACAGCGCGTTCGACATGGAAGCCGAACTGTCCGCTGACTTTGCTGAGGAGTTTGGCCGCGCCGAGGGTGCTGCCTTCATCAATGGCACCGGGAGCGGGCAGCCTACCGGCCTGCTGGCCACCAGCGGCATTACCGGCGTGACGGCGGCCGCAACGACCGCTTTCACCGCTGATGAGCTGATCGACCTGTACCACTCGCTGCCGAGCTTCTACGCGGCGAACGGCACGTGGATCATGAATCGCAGCACCATCGGCGCGATCCGCAAGCTCAAGACCTCCGGCGGTGATTACCTCTGGCGGGACTCCCTGGTGGAAGGCAACCCGCCTACCATCCTTGGCCGCCCTGTGGTCGAAATGCCCGACATGCCGGACCCTGCTGCTGGAACGATTCCGATTGCCTTTGGCGACTTCCGGCAGGGCTTCAGGATTTTCGACCGCGTGTCGCTGTCCGTGCTGCGCGACCCCTACTCGATTCAGACCAAGGGGCAGGTGCGCTTCCATGCCCGCCGCCGCGTGGCCGGTGGCGTTGTGAAGCCCGAAGCCATCAAGTTCCTGAAGATGAAGGCAAGCTAAGGCAGGAGGGCGCGGGCTTCGGTCCGCGCCTCTTCCGCCAGGAGGAGAACGCAATGCCTTGGGCTCCCCCTAAGCACTGTTCCCGGGGGCACCCACCCTACACCGGTCGCCGTTGCCCCCTGTGCAAGGCTGCATCGGAGGCCAATCGGCCCAGCGCCCGCAAGCGCGGCTACGATCGGAAGTGGCAACAGGCCAGCAAGGAGTTTCTGGCCCAGCCTCGCAACAGGCTCTGCGCCTGCGGCTGCGGGCAAGTCGCTGACGTTGTGGACCACATCATTCCCCACAAGGGCAACATGAGCCTGTTCTGGGACCGCACCAACTGGCAGCCCATGAACCGCCGGTGCCACAGTCGCAAGACGGCCCGGCAGGACGGCGGCTTCGGCAACCCGATCGCAGAGGGAGGGGGCATCTTCGAATTCTGAGCGATTGCCAGCGGGACCGCCCCCCAGTCTTGCGCGCAATTTTTCGGAAATTGGGAGTTTTCAGAATGAAGGGCAGAAAGCCGAAGCTCACCGTCATCGATGGCGGAACTGTGCGCGGCAAATGCCCGTCCGCGCCGCCCTGGCTCACGCCACAGGCCAAAGCGGAATGGAAACGGGCAGCGCCAGAGCTGCACAGCCGCAATCTCCTCTCATCGGACACGCTGGCAACGCTGGAAAGCTACTGCGTCGCTGTTGGCGTGGTGCGCGAGTGTGAGGAAATCATGGGTCGCGATGGACGACTGATCGACACCGAAGACGGCCCCAAACCTCACCCGGCGTTCAAGATGCAATGCGCCGCCATGCGGGAAGCCCGCTTGCTGGCTGCGGAACTCGGTCTCACCCCGCACCGGCGTGGCACCAAGGGAAAGGACGAAGGACACAAGAATGACGACTGGGCCGATCTTCTCGCCTGACCCGGCACTCTATCCTGACCCGACTGGCCGAGCAGACCGGATTTGCCGTTTCGTTCGACGCTTGCGCCTTTGGGAAGGTGACTTCGCAGGCCGCCCGTTTCATCTGCACGGCTTCCAGGAGGCCATCATCCGCCGCATCTATGGCCCGGCCAACGAGGATGGAAGCCGCAAGGTGCGGCTGGCTTGCATCTGGATACCTCGTGGTAATGCCAAAACGACTTTGGCCAGTGCGCTCGCCCTTGCCCATTTCATGGGGCCGGAGGCGGAGGCCGGCGGACAGGTTGTGATGGCGGCGGCTGACCGGGAAAACGCCAGCATCGCCTTCAACTCCTCCCACCAGTTCGTCTTGCAGGATGACACCCTGACAGGCTTGGTGCGCCCGGTGGAGAGCCGGAAGACGCTGATTCACCCCCGCACCAGGAGCACGCTGAAGGCCATCTCGTCGGAAGCTTATTCAAAGCACGGCCTGAACGTGTCGTTCTTCCTGGCCGATGAAATCCATGCCTGGCCCTTGGGAGAGGGCCGCAAGCTGTTCAAGACCGTCACCGACTCTATGGTGAAGCGGTCAAACCCGCTCACGGTTGTCATTTCCACCGCTGGCGAAGGACAAGGCGGCCTGGCTTGGGATTTGTGGCAGTATTCCCATAAGGTGGCTTCGGGCGAAGTGGACGACCCCACCTTTGCCCCCATCATCTTCGCCGCCGAGCCGGACGCTGACTGGCGCGATGAAGCGGCATGGCGCGCAGCCAACCCTGCCATCGAGGCCGGTTTCTGTTCGCTTGAGGAACTGCGGATCAAGGCCCGCCGGATTGAGCATTTCCCGGCCGAGATTGCCGACTTCCGCCGCTTTCACCTCAACCAGTGGCAGGACGGTGCCGCCAATCCTTGGCTGGCGCTGGATGTGTATGACGCGGCAGAGGCCATGACGCCGATCGATCAGCTCATTGGCAGGCCCTGCTGGATTGGCGTGGACCTATCCAGCGTCGAAGATCTGACCGCAGTTGTGGCTATGTTCCCTGATGGCGACGGAGACGCGCGGCGGTATGACGTGCTGCCCATGTTCTTTCTGCCAGAGGCAGGCATTGCCAAGAAGAGCGAGCACGACCAGGCCGACTATCTGCGCTGGGCGGAGGAAGGATATCTGACCCTCACACCCGGCAATGTCGTGGATCACTCCGCCATCGTAGAGCACATCGTTCGCCTGGGCGAGCGGTACGCCGTACAGGAGATCGCCATTGACCGCTGGAACTCCACTGCCGTCAGCACCGCGCTTCAGACCGAAGGGTTCGTCATCAACCAGTTCGGTCAGGGCTTCGCCAGCATGGCCGCCCCGGTGAAGGAGCTGAAGCGGGCAATCCTCAGCGGCCATTTCCGCCACGGCGGCAACCCTCTCTTGCGGATGTGCTTCGCCAACGTGGTGGCTGACAAGGATGCGGCCGAAAACGAGAAGTTCACCAAGGACCGAGCGCGGGGACGCATTGACGGCGCGGTGGCAGCAGCGATGGCAGTGGGACGCATTCTGGCCAATGAAGCAGGCCCCTCCCCCTATGAAATGCGCGAGGAAGGCTTCCTGTTCATCTGATTCGCTTGTCTGTTACCCGCGTTACCCTCGCGTCGAGATCGCGGGTAACAGGAAAACCCCTGTAATTTCAACGCTGTAACCCTTGTTACCCGCGTTACCCTCGAAAATCATCAATGTAGGAATGAAGGACAGCGACAGCGCAGAAACGCCTGCTGGGCGATAGCAGCCTAGTGTGAGCTTGCTTCCTTCCTGCTTCCTATATGATTCCTGCACCGATCCAAGCGGGGCAGTTGTTTGCGCTAAGTCCTTGAAAAAGGTGGTGCACCCGACACGATTCGAACGTGTGGCCTTTGCCTTCGGAGGGCAACGCTCTATCCAGCTGAGCTACGGGTGCATCCCCGGTCGAACGGCCTTCCGTTATCAGAAGAAGGGCCGTTCGGCCAAGCAGAATTTTGCGGCCAGGGCGACTTGCCGGTCGCGGCCTACTTCACCTTGCCGTTCCTGGCGGCATCCTTGCCGCCTTCCTTGGCACCTTCCTTGGCGGGCGGCGTATAGGCCTCGAACTCGCCCAGACCGCAGGTCGCGCCCGGCATACGGGCGGTGGTGTTGAGCACGGTGATGGTGTCAACGCTGCACAGCCGGTTGATCGAGGTACGGTGGCTGAACGCCTTCTCGAAGCCCAGCTGCGGGCACCGGTAAGGCAGGCGGTTGCGCCAGATCTTGCCGCCCTTCATGTGGAACAGGATGGTCTGATCATCCAGCACTTCCGAGCGGTCGATGCGGATGAGGTCGATGCAGTCCACCTTCTGGGGGCCCGGCTTGGCGTCCGGGGCAGCGCTCGACGCGGCCGCAGGCGCGGCGGCCTCCTGCGCGACGGCAACGCCGCCGGCCGCCACCGCAACCCCAAACGCCAGAGGGACAACCCGCAGAAAACCGGAATACGGCTTTGCCAT